CAAAAAAAGAAGTAGAAGAACAAAAAAGAGAAATGATGGAGGATCATAACAAATGAGTGAATACATATTATATTTAATACTGGCATTGACTTTTTCGGTTTTTATTAATGTGTTTCTCTTTTGGTTTGCAAAAAAATCTAGTAGCCGGCTTACAATAGTAGCATCGAATATTGATGAAATTATGAGCGCTATAGAAAATTTTGAAAGCCATATAGAAACCTTATACGAAATGGAAACTTTTTATGGAGACGAAACACTACACAGCGTCATTGCGCACGCAAAAGGCATTACAGAATTCCTCTCGGAGTTTGAAGATATCTATGAACTCTCAGATGAATTGCCAGAAGAAGCAGAAGAAAAATGGGAGGAAGCAGATGACAGAAAAGAAAGTAGTGCTATTGACAGCACAACCCAAGAAGAAAAGAAAAAAACGACAAAAAAGGTTGTATTTCACTCAGGTTCATGAGGACGCAATAGTTGAATATGTTGCGACTGAAAGCATAAAAGTAAGAACGGATCTTTATGTTAAATATATAGGGCCAGCATTCGATGAGATGGTTGACAAAATTGTATTTACTTACAAGTTTACAACTCTTCCTAATATTGATTCTCTTCGTGATGAATGCAAGATATGGCTTGTAACTATTTTGGACAAATACAGCCAAGACAAGGGATATAAAGCATTTTCTTATTTCAGCGTTATAACAAAGAACTGGTTTATTCAGCAAACTAAAAAAGCAAAAAAGAACAGACAAAGGGAGGTTGAACTGGGTGATCTTTCCGGAGAAATGCAGCTTAAGCATGTTTCTACAGTAAATCCATATCCAGCGGAAAGGGAACATGAAGAATTTGTTAGTTCTCTTAAGGAAGAAATACTCTCTTGGGAGCGCGCCGAACTTAAAGAGAATGAAGAGAAGGTACTCGCCGCTATTAAAATACTGTTCGAAAGTGCAGAAGATATAGAAATTTTCAATAAAAAAGCTATTTATATGTATATCAGGGAAATTACTGGCTTGAGTACCAAACAAATTGTTAGTAACTTAAACAGAATGAAAGTCAAGTATAGAGTGTTCCGCGAGAAGTGGAACGAAGGCGAACTATGAAAAACCTAGATCATTATTTGGAAAACGCAATTCAGAATATTGAAGAGGATCGCAAGGTCACTCGCGAACTTTTGGATGATGTTATAGGTTATTTGAGCAAATCTGAAGAGAGACATAGGGAGGTCGGCGCTGTTGCTGCCAAATATGTTGAAACATTGCAACGCTCCAATGAGCAGTTAGTAAAGGTTTCTACTCTTATTCATAAGCAGCAATTAGGCAATACTGGCCTTTCTGATGACGACAAGTCAGATATCTTTGACATGCTACAAGAAGAGGTTGTAGCCGATGGCTGAAGATAACAGAACACCGGTCTGGCGACCGCTCATTGGTGAGCTAAATCCCCGCTCCAGAAAAAGTCCAGGAATAATAGACCATTTCCCGGACGACTTATCTCTTAATCGTCCAAAGGTTGTCGTTAATAAATTTTTTACTGATGCCTTGCGAAAGCCAATTAAATATCCTGCCACCGGAATTTGTTTGCATGCAGAAATTAAAACATATCAGCCTGGAGAATCTGTGCCGGGCGGTATACAGTTGCATATGTCGTCTATGCTCGGCGCGCCGACAAAAATACTAGAAGTCGTCGCACATATACCTTTACTCGATTTTCTTTTAGAAATACCACCAGTCACAACGCAAGTGGAAGATGAGTCGGTGTCAGATTGGCATCGCTTCCTTCTTCTCCTCCATGCCAAAAACGACCGTATTTTCCGCGCTGACATGTTTTACGCAGATAACATTAAAGTTCCATCACCAGGTGATTTAATTTCTGTTGATTTTAGCGACAGAGAGGGTCGATCTGGTGCCAAGTACTTGGGTCTCGCTAAAAAAGGCCTTGGATTTATTCCCCCGGCAGTAGGAGACGCCTACGATACTTCTACTCAGAATGCGTTTGATATAGGAGGAGAGCCGACTCTTATGGCGGAGTACTCGACATCAGAAACAGAACAGGCCGCGGAACAACAAGAAATTGTCAATGATAAATTAGATGAATATGCAGAAGCATATGCGGCCGAAACTGGTATGTCCAAGGATACAGCAAGGGGATATCTTGAGAGCATGATAAAGTGAGTACACTTTTGGTCTATTTAAATAGGAAACAAATATGAGTGATAATATAAAAGTTAATGAAGGAAAAGACCTTCTATCTGAGGAAATCAAGCAACACATTAATGCTGCCGTGAATCTATCGCTTGACGGCCGCCTAGGCAAAGACAGCGCCGAGCCATTAATGGATTTTGATCCTGCGGATCGAGCAAAGGTTATAAAGCAAGATGACTCTTGGATTGTTCTTGGCGGAGACAGAATAAGCTCCAAGTCTGATGGATATGGAATGGAGGGACACACAAAATCTCACATGATAGATTTGGTCACAGGACGAGATCCGAAACTTAAAGGTCAGCCCAGCTTCATAGGCGATGCTGCAAGAGTATATATATCTCAAAGGACCGACACGGATCGATCCTTTGGTTTGGCGCTTGGCAATGTCGGAAGTCCTCACGGCCACTCGGCGGTTGGCATTAAGGCAGATGGAATAAGAATAGTTGCAAACGAAGGAATAAAACTGGTCACCATGGGCAAAGGAACAAGAACATCCTTGGGTAAAGAGGTGACAACATATCTCGGCATCGACCTCATCGCCGGCAATGACGATTCTGGTATGGAGCCAATTGCAAAAGCTTTTAAGGTTGCAGATGCATTTGAGACGGTACTGGATATAATATCTGGTGTAGACGCGTTACTTGAAAACTTCATGGATGCGCAAATGTCTCTTAATCGAGTATTGGCTACTCACGGCCATCCGCCATTTATGGCGCCTCCGCCGGCGGTTTTGGCCATGGCGACAGTTGAAGAAATAAGAGTACAGACTCTTGCAAAAATGCCTCTTAGGGGACACAGAATGAAGATATTGCAAATGAGGCTGAATCAGCTAACGCCCTTCACCGAGGGTTGGCTTGGCTCTAGGTATAACTTTACTAATTAGGAATTTAATATGGAATATTTAAATTTTAAAACTACTGGATTCAAACAATTAATTGACTCAATATTAAAAGAGTTTCAAACGGTAGACATCGCCGGCTTCGCATGGTATTACCATTCTCAAGATAACTTTAAAAACAGTTATTATCACGATGAATATCCTGTAGATGGAGAAGATGAAGTCGGTAACACCTATGCGCAGGCTAATGACGGAAGTGACGGATATGGAGAGGGTACCGCAAAAGAAGGGTGGGCAGTTCCTGCGTGGTCAAGCAGGTATGATTACTACTTTAACTTAGCATCTGATCACGAATATATTAAAAAAAACTGGCGTCAAAAGACAGGTGATTCCGGCTATGATCCGAAACATCCGTCTGATATCGGAACGGTCGGAAAAGGACACCGACATTGGCTTGATGTAAATAAGATTTTTGATTCTTTGGATCACGACTGGGCGCCATCTGGATATACCGATGTTGCAAACTCAAAGGCCGGCGCAGCTGCGAGGATAGAGTTTTTAAGTCAGTTATTAAAGATGCTTTTGTTGGCCGACGACCCAGCCTCCGCTATAGATTCAAGTTTGTACTCTGAAGACTGCTCTCCCGATCCGCGGGATGAAATGCTTTCAGACGGTGGCCAGACGCAATGGTGCAAGATTAAGGATCCGGTTACAACAGATAATTATAATGATAGAATTTCAAATGTAAGCACCTCTATTAAGGCATGCACCAACACAGGTCGTAGCATACATGCTTTTCAGCATGGGCAGGTGACTCCTAGCCAGCAAGAATACATAAACGAAGGCGGGGAATATGCAACTGGATTTATGTCTTCCGGAGGGTATATTAAGCTTAAATTTACATCTCCACATAATGAAGGAAGACAGAGAGTAAAATCTGGTGTAAATACAACCGGCTGGGCCGCCCCCTCATACGACCCCGACTTAGACACTCATGCCGGTATCCAGGTCGTTAACACAACAAACCATCCTTTGTCGCTCAACCCAGAGCACCGAGGACTGGGAGGTATTGATTTTGAAGATCTATATAGTTCTTTTGGTAGACATATTCTAGACAGCGACATCCAGGGCCCCGCACTTCCTTATATAAGTCATGATGGTAGGGCGGAACAAGACAATAGTGAATCCGGCCTGTCCGCCGACGGCTTCTACCAAGGCCAAATCATATATCCTGCATGCAGGTGGGAGAAGTGGGTCTGCCGAGCAAACTTTGAGAGTTTCCTTCTTTGGGCCCGCGACTTGATAGAAATTCTAGATGTATATTTTGCTGCAAAAGATTGGGGAGAAGATATAGGTCTCGGCAAAAAGCCGCAATTTTACGGGGGAAAGAGATACATGAGCTTCCCCAACGCTTCAATTGGAGAACTAGAATATTCCGTAGACTTTGAAAAGTTGGCCAACAATAACGCTGGCTATGGCTTTATGACTGTTGACCTGTTGGAAGAGATGGCCGAAGAGATTAACAGATCAGACTTGATGATACCAGATGATCTAAGGGAATGGTGGGTGAATTTCCTTGGAGCATTTGAGCAACCTTTTGATAATAGTGTGCCCCCCGAGGAGGCCGCAGCACTTGATATAACTGAGTGTATACCAGAAGAACTATTGCTGCCAGAAGGAGTCTGCGCACCTGAATGCACTCCTTCCTCTGATCCGCTTCTTATGGACTGGACCCTACTGGATCCAGATGCCGTGTTCTTTAATGATAAGGCATGCGAATATTCTATAGTTGTACGACTTTCCAGCGCTGTAAATCCATATGGAGACAATCCCTTAACTGAATACATTGAAACAGGCGCCGCAAAACTTTTAAGATTCTATTTGAAGGCAGAGTATATAAAAGTAATTCAAGTTATGAAAGATGATTATTGGGACTGGGAAGGCTCATTGGGGTCTGGCATCTCTGAGAGCGCCGGAATATTCTTCCAAACATTAGTCGGAGATTACGAGGATGAAGAATCAATATCAACACTTGGTATGTTATTCAACTCAGATGAGATACATTCTTACCTCGGATTTCTTCCCGATGAAGATGATTTTCCAAGAATATCGGATATATACCTTCCAGAACATTCGACACTAGCCCCTCGGATCCTTGTTTCTATTCCAGCGAAACTCTTTGATAGAGTTCCAACTGATTATACTACTTTTAAAGAAGCAAACGATCCAGAAGAGCAATATCCATCAGAAACATTTGTTTCGCTTAAGGCGTCCGAGTTTTACGAAGGCAATGTGTTTTTGAGAGACATGGTAAAAGATATTGCTTCAGCTATGAAATATTATAATATTGAATATGCTACATGGGCCCGATTTAAGGAAGAGTCTGGCGGCGATTATGGCGATCTAAACTTAGAAAAAGAAGCAGATAAGATTAAGAAATTCCAAGGAAATATAAAGTGGCTTGTGGAAAATCATGGGTACGACATAGCGTTTTTAGATACTATAAAAATAGAGTTTGAGCCTTCTATGGCTGCCATTTCAGCAGTCAGAATCACCCCACAGGGATGCAGCGAACTAACAATAATCTCCGATGCCGAATCCCTTGCGGCGACCGGCGGCAATAATTTTGACAAGGAATCTTGGACAAACCCACGAACATTGGCATATATACAAAGGCTTCCAGACATGTGGAACGATGTTAATTCTCGTACCCCATTAGAATGGAATGACTTTATTGTAAAATATACGATAAATCTCAAATCTCTATCTGATATCGAGGAAGACTTAGACACAACTGCCGCCAGCTGTTGGCAGGACGAACATCAATCTTCTTTGAATGATCTCTTCGGAGGTATGTTGGACGACATAGTTGATTTACCATCTGCTTTTGCTGACAAATGGAACAAGAAGATGTGTTCTGGAGGAATTGGTGAAGCAGCAGATGTAGATTGGATCAATAAAGAGATGTTGAAAGAAGCGCTCGCCGACGGCAGAGATTTGGGGATGGAAGAATTCTTCGCCGGCGATCAGGCCGGAGCAATAATCGCACACCTGATCGCAAACAATCAACACGGAAATAACGACCCAAGAACTCTGTGGATCCAAGTACTTGATAAATATGGAAATTGTGGAATATTGGCGCTTCTTGATTTGCTTCTTGGTTGTCTATTACAGGGAGTTTCTACATCCGATGGACTAGCTCTGCTGTTAGAGGCTGCGTTAAAATCCTTAGAACCGATCCATTTTGAGAGGATTTTGGTTGGCTTGACATATGAACAACAGGAGGCCATAGCATCAAAAGCAGCCGAAGCACTTGGGGTAATATTTGCAACACCACCATGGGAGAAAGGTATCAGAGACGGTAGTCATAGCTCTGGCTCCCCAACTACTCCTTATCAAGCATACTATTTAAACGGAAAGGAACTTTGGTCAGGATTTAACGAGGAAAGCGATGGTTCCGTCATCGCGTCCCCCGACTATGGCACTTATGGCACATCCAACGATAACTATCTTAATACATTTACTCAAGATGATTATCGTGATACAATGATATATCTCAACGAGGATAAGCCAGAATCAGCCGGAAACGACCTCATTAATGCGATCACCTCTTACGGAGCTTCAATGGGATCTGCGACCACCTTCCCTACTTATAATGTCGATGGAACTTTAGGACTCGCTGCGACTGATGTGTGGAACGAGATACAGGCCGCATATATGGATCAGATGTTGTCTGATGTGGATCATGATGAAATGTTGTCTATGTTAAATACTCTTCCTGGCGCAAAGATTATAGTGGATGTATTAGAGGGCTTTCAATGTAATATTCCGAACCTTGTAGATCCCCCAATGAAGGATTGGTTTTCGGGATTGCAGATCGTAGACTGCACAAAAGTTTCTGGCTTTGTTACGCCAAAAATTGTACTGGGCTTTGATATCGACTGGGCTGACTTTAAAAAAGGCTTAATGGACACACTTAAAGATATTATCGTTAATATGTTAGTATCGTGGATAGTGCAGTTCATCTCGTGGCTTATCAATATGCTACTGGATTCACTATGTAAGCTTATGGGCGCCTTTGGCGCCGCCCTTACAGGCGACTTTAGGGATGCTTATCGCGCATCTTTCTGCGATTCAGAGATTTCTGATGACGAGCTTGATGCCGCCGCCGCAACCCTTTTTGAGGCGCTTGGCGGATGCAACGAAGTATCTCTGCAAGCAGTCGCAACTGGGTTTATATCGGACTTGTCTTTGGTGTTGACCGCACAGGAGTTGATTGACTTGCTGAACGGCGAAGCCAGTGGAAGAACATTGGATGCAATCGTAGAACTGGCCAGCTTGATGTATCCAGACACTTTCGGCAGCTGCCCAGGATTTTCTACTAAATCGGGCGCCGGCAGAACATTTGAAGCGTTTGGAAAGATGGTACCGCCAGACAAAAGGGCCCTGCCACCCGGCACGGATCCAGACCGCCCAATACACCCTTCTCTTTGCGGCGATGATGAGAGGGAAGCCTTTAATAAACTGCGTTGCGAACTTTTTGCCAAAAGAGGTTTGACTCCGGAGCAATGCGAAGCAGCATTGGAAGATCTTAGGAAGAGAACGGCTGATCAAATTACAGCCGCGGCCGACTTTGTTCACAGTGGCATGCCAGAACTGCCCCCAATGATAAACCCTGATCCCTGCGGACCGGGTTTGTTTCCTACGGTGGATCCGTACACCGCCGCCGCAGCCAGCGACGCCACAAAGGCCATACTGAGCAACCTTGAGACTGCTCATCGGGGAGATCTGGTTGACAATCACTATAACGGCTTTTCTTGGGGAACCGGTGGCCTCATAAATATGATCATGAGCGATAAGAGAGGAAATGGATTCAATAGAGCCTTTGAAAAAGTAAATGATGGAGACAATCCCAACTTTTTCCCCAAAAATGTAGCCACTCATCTCAAAACCACCATGGCGCATGAGGATTTTATTGATTTTGACAGCACCGATAGTATGATGAATATTACAAATCCTCGTTGGGGAGCAGACTTTACTAGAAGATTCGTGTGGGATCCCAAGTATCATGATGATAGTGATTACCACATGGGGCACGCATCAACAGTCCTGGGTTCAGAGCCTACAATGAGCCGAAAGGCTGCTGACATAACTTTTAAATATGAAGATTATGATAGAGAATCCGGCGGGATATCCCAAACAGACGAGCGCTTTGATTTTGATATGGATTATATGAATTTTGAATTGGATGACAGTGGTAATTCAATAATGAATGATCATTTTGGCATAAGGATAATAGAGACGGCAACCACGGATGGAATGTTTGGCTTTGATAGCACCTTTGAATCACGCGTGGGTTTCTCTGGAGAACAGAGAACAGAAGAAGAAGTTAGAGAGTTAGTTTCGAATGTGGCCGAATCTGGAAGTTTGAATTTAGACATTGAAAGTCATCTGTTAGCCGGAAAGTCTCCGAAAAATTCTTTATATGCTCGCCATGTTATAGAGACAATGAAAAGTCTTTTGCCAAGCTCGGCATCTGAAATTGAAGATAATTATGGTAACCAATTTAATGCCTATTATGAGTATTGCGACGATCTGTATAATATATATTTCAAAAAGATAATTGAGAGAATTTCTGATTCATCAAACATTGCTTGGCAACATGGATTTCCGACAAACTTTGAGATGGATCAAGAAAATGGATTCTTTGATATCTTTGACCTTTCTCCTCCGAACAAAGTTAATTTAGATAAAAATTTTGAGAATCCATACACTGGAGAGAAAATTCCAATAACACCGGAGGATTATGGTGGAACAGACGAGTATCCGGCTTATTATATCCCCGCTCCCGTGTATGAAGGATGGACAAGAATTTTGCAAACATTTGCCCCGCCAGCTTCTGGGTGTGAGCCGGCAGCCAAAGGCGCCTGCAATTTTGGAAACTTGGCCGAACTTTATGATAACCTTTTCAATACAATCACAGAAGATCGTAGATTGTATGAGAACCCAGCATGCAGCGTTGAGGCTCCATGGGATAAGATATTAGATCGATCTTCTACTGCCGGAATAGAAATGACTCTCAGGGCGACAATCAGAATTCTCGCCGCTGAATGGTTTATAGTTGGTATGCCATCATTTACAGTTTTTGATGCATCTTCACCCTCTTTGTTTGACGACTCTATCCTAGCATTAATTGTCGACAAACTTGAGAGTAGCTTGTTAGAGCAAGAAGCTGGAATTTTCGGCGACCGGGGAATGAAAAATGAATACTACTTTACTTTTATGTCGCAGGCAGCCCATACGGTTGGAAGAATGTTGCAGAGAGGAGAAATAAAAGAAGAAGATTTATCATCCCCAGAGCTTAATGCAATAACAGAATTGAGAAACCAACAGGGAAATTGGGAGAAATATGTTGCCCCTAAACTCGCCGCGGAGGCCTTTCCGGGCCTTAAGGCAGCGGGAATCATGGCTGCACTAGGAAGCCCATGGGGCCCAGAGGCCTCAGCCGGCGCCGGAATTCTTGGGAGCCTCGTCTTTCTGGACAAGTGGAAAGAACTCAAAGACAATTACTGGTTGAGTTATGTTGCAAATCCAAATAATCTAGATGCTTGCAAGATCCTCCTTCGCCGACTGGTAAGAGAAGAATTGGAATTCGTTGCAAAGCAAGTATCAGAGGACATCGAGCCAACAGTGTCTGATATGTATAATTTCTTCTTGGTCAATGGAGAGTTCATCATAGGAGCCATGGAGTCTGGCGGCCCTAAAGATGTGGCGTCACTGGCTAATGGGCCGGCCGGTGTTGATCACTTACATCACTCAGACCTTCAGCCGTCCCAAGTAGGCGCCATCCCGTTTATGTTAGAGAAGTATATTAAAATAACTGACTATGACTATGACTACGGCGCGATGTCTCTCCCGGACGAGCCCTACACCAGCATGTTCGGTGACCTCACAGAGGATGAGGTAAGACTAATCAGAAGAGATACAGATGAATTATCACACCTTAAGGGCATAGTGAGCATTGGTGATTGGGAAGATTATCTCGCTCGTGAAGATGTTAAGGCAATTTATGGCAGCGATAGAGAGATAAAGGATCTGTGGGCTTCTTGGGAAATAGGTCTAAGAATATCACAGGTCGCTCCATATTCTGAAAGTGCATCGTCTGTCGGCTGGCTTCCGAAAGCAGATCCTTCAGCCGCGGCGCTGGGCCCAGCCTCCGCATCAACGCCGTCCGTTGCTGGGCCAGATATCACCGAAAAAGCCTTTTCTGGTGTATCTTTTGAGGAGCAGTCTGCGTGTAAAGCGTTTAAAATGACTTATGGTTCTGATGCTGACGGCTCTGGCGATGGACTATTTTATGGTCCCGGCGATTACATAACGCTAATACCAATAATTTCCGTACAAAAAGAGAGCGATAATTTCTTGGAAAACACAGTAGATCTCTTGGCTGGCTCATTGAGCGAGGTATATGCAGCAGAAGAGGCTTGTCTCGTTTCGGATTTAATAAAGGAGCCGAGCTATGAAATGATATTTGATTACTGTGTTTCTCTTAAGAGAATGATTTCTGTATCAACTATTTATGTTATGCACGGATTTGTACCATCTATCGGATCAAAAGTTGATTGGGACGGGGAATGGTGGTGGAAGCTTCCACTCGCCATCGGCCTCATGCCGATTAAGAGAGAATTTGATCCTGGCGGAAAGAAAGCGTGGTTCGGAAACAGTAAATTTTACGGCTTTGATAAACGAAACTTTTTTGTGAAATCCAAGGGTATAGCAAAGGACATGTTCCAATCTTATTATAATACCACAAATCCGGACTATAAGCCTTCGATATCGAACCCTGTGAAGAAGTTGGGCGGAATTTCTTGGAGCATGTTCTGGTGGCTGCGCAAATTACAGAAATATACTCCTCTTGATGGCGATGGAAATCCTTGCGCTCAATAGAAAAGAATAAATTATAAAGGAGCTTTGAGCATGGCATTTAAAATGAAATTGGGAATATGGACACCGGTAAGCTACGACAGTGAGTCCGGATTTTATTCTGCGACCTCCAGCATGCTTGATGTCGCTGCCCAAAATTTAAAAACATTGTTTCTAACGATACCAGGCGAAAGGGTATATGTGCCCAATTTTGGCATAGGCATAGAACAATATATATTCGAAATGGATACACAATCTCTCCGGACATCGATGTCGGCAAGAATATCAGAACAAATATCAAGATATTTGCCTTATGTGAAAATTATAAATATTCTGTATGGATCTGAACCAGACAAGCATGTCCTATCTGTCTCTCTTGAGTATGTCGTTGTGACTGGGGCCTCTGTTAGCGAAAAACAGGAAGCCGGCTTCGAAGGCAAGGATGGCTCTGTCGCCACTAGTTCGTCTCACGGAGGAAAAGACAGCCACGCCTCCGCAGCCAAGTCTTCGACTATATAGTTAATCAGACCGTGAATATAATATATGTAAACACTATTTATAGTTAAGAGGGACCCCCCAGCATGGCATCCAAGAAAACATCAGTTAATTACTCTGCACGAGATTTTGATTCAATTCAGTTGGAGTTGTTGCAATATGCAAAAAGATATTACCCTGAAACGTATAAGGATTTTGGAGAGGCATCTTTTGGCTCCATGACGCTAGATATGGTTTCTTATGTTGGTGACATGCTATCTTATTATTTAGACTATCAGGCAAATGAGATGTTCCTGGACACAGCAATTGAACAAAACAATGTTATTCGCAACGCCATGAGTTTAGGTTATAAATATGAAGGACAGGAATCCTCGGTTGGCCTTGTTGATTTTTATATCATAGCTCCGGCCAATAGCACAGGCCTAGGACCGGACAGCAATTATTTGCCAGTAGTGAAAGCAGGTGCAGTGGTTTCGTCAGACACGGGAGCTAGTTTCACTGTCGTCGACGATATTCGTTTTGATTATTCTCAAAATGAAATAGTGGTTGCAAAAACCGACTCCTCAACCGGCTTGCCGACGCACTATGCAGTTAAAACATCAGGTCAGGTTGTTTCTGGAAAAAATGTGACAGTCAATATTTCCATTGGATCATATGAAAAATATAGAAGATTAAAAGTGGCAAACATCAATCTATCTGAGATTATAAGTGTGACAGACGCAGACGGCAGTGAATATTATGAAGTTGATTATTTATCTCAAGATGTCGTCTATAAAGATGTTGCCAATAGAAGTTCAGATTCCGATAATGTATCATCGATAATGAGGCCATTTTCTGCGGCAAGAAGATTTGTGGTAGAAAAGTCTCAGGACGGAACATATTTACAGTTTGGATTTGGTTCAGAAAGTGAATCAACATCGCCGTCTGTTGTGGATCCTTCTGACATGTCTCTTAAACTCCATGGAAGGGACTATACCACTGCAACATCTTTTGATCCTTCAAAATTGCTATCAACGGATAAATTTGGCATCGGTCCGGCCAACACTACATTAACTATAACATATAGAGAAAACTCCTCTACCAATCCTAATGTTCCATCGTTGTCGATTAATAAAGCAAACAGCGCCTCGTTGTTCTTTAAAGATCAATCATCTCTGTCCTCCGGGAAGATGTCAGATGTTAAGTCGTCTCTAGAGGCATCAAACTCTGAGCCGATTGTCGGATCAGTCACAATCCCTGACAATGAAGAGATCCGAAGAAGAGCTAAGGATGTTTTTGCAACACAAAACCGCGCAGTAACCCTAAGCGATTTAGAAGCATTAACTTATATGATGCCATCAAAATATGGTTCCATTAAAAGATGTAAGGTAATAAGAACAAAAGATAGAATAAGAACCGCGGAGTTTTATATCCTTTCAGAGGATGTAAATGGCCAGCTTATTGCGCCCACATCAACCATCAAACAAAATTTGAAAATGTGGTTGGCCGATAAGAAGATGATGAACGACACAATCGATATAAAAGACGCAAAAATAATGAACTTTGGAGTTGAATTTTCCATCTCTGTAGATCCAAATAAAAACAAATATGAGGTGCTTGCCTCCGCCATAGAATCTCTTAAGTCCGCCCTCAAAGAGCCTCTCTATATAGGAGAGCCTCTCTATATTACTGATATATATGGGATACTTAACAAAGTTTCTGGCGTTGTTGATGCCAAGAGCGTAAAGTTAACCACTAAGACGGGTGTCGGATATTCAAGCACATATGTTGAAATTAACAAATTGTTGTCTGCCGATGGTCTGTCCGTTGAGACGCCTCAAAATGTTGCACTAGAAATGAGATATCCAACATCGGATATCAAAGGGAGCGCATCGTAATGGCAATTAAGAGATTTATAGCGACAGCAGACACTACGATCACCAATGCTCTTTTGGAAGATTTGACGCACTCTAATAGGGCCACTGGATCTAACATGGGCCTTGCTGATTCTTTGGAGGTGTACTCTATATACGCGCAAGTAAGCGCTAGCGCAAAGTCCCTTTTTACAGGCCCAGCAACCGCTAGCTCTGGTTATTCACAAGAGCTTTCAAGGGTTCTGGTAAAGTTCCCGGTGACTACTGCGGATAATAGTACAAACTCTATTCAAGCACAAAGAACATCTGGAGTCATACCAGCTTCGGGGAGTGTGTCATTTTATTTAAAAATGTATAATGTAGCGCACCATGAAACTCTCCCGGTGGGTGCAAAAGTAAATATATTTGCAGCATCTTCATCTTGGGAAGAGGGAAGGGGCGTTGACCTAGACACATACAAGGATAAAACTCATGATAATGAGGGCGCAAACTGGATGAACGCGTCGGGAAGCAACGGCAGCTGGCAAAAGCCAGGAGGAGATTATTGGTCAGGATCCCTCGATTCGTCAATTAAATATGCACAGACTTTTGCAAAAGGAAATGAAGACATTGAGGTCGATATTTCTGAATTGGTGGAGCAGTGGATTGACGGAAGAAAAAGCAATTATGGGATAGGCGTATTCTTAACGGCTAGCCAAGAGGCTTATTTCTCAAGCTCTACTGGTTTAGATTTGAGCCCTACACTTTCTGGCGGAATTATACATAATATTGAAGGCGCCACGACATCTTATTACACCAAAAAGTTTTCTGCTAGAAGCTCAGAGTACTTTTTTAAGCGGCCTTGTATCGAGGCTCGCTGGAATTCGGCAACGAAAGACGAAAGAGGTACTTTCTATTATAGTAGCTCTCTTGCAACAGCAGAAGAAAACCTACAAACACTTTATTTCTATAACTATTTCCGCGGCCAACTGAGAGATATACCTGCCGTAGGCGTCAACGCAATAAATCTTAAATTATATTCTGGATCCACTGGCCCGTCAACGGCGCTTGTTTTGGTTGCTGATGCCACACATGTTGCTCCCTCCGCGCCCACTGTAGTCAATGGCGGCCGTGTATCAACTGGTATTTATAGCGCTTCTTTCTGTCTCACAGCAGCCGTCACGCCACTAACAACAGTATATGATGTTTGGTACACGGGCCTCACGGAGTATCACACGGGAACATTCAAGCCGAAGAAATTAATAGGCTCTCAAGTGGCGCCGAATACGAAGTATGTTTCTAATATAACAAATTTAAGAAATGTTTACCACCGCGAGGAAACAGCGCGCTTTAGGGTGTATACTCGCCTTAAAGACTGGAATCCGACAATTTATACCAAAGCAGTAGCTGCCGCTTCCGTAGACATTGTTGAAAGCGGATCGTTTGAGGTTTATAGAACATATGATGATATGAAAGTAATACCATACGGCACCAGCAGCACACTACACACCCAGATGTCATATGACGAATCCGGTAGCTACTTTGATTTGGATGTGGGAATGTTCGAAGGAGGATACATGTATGGAATAAGGCTCGCTTATTATAACAATTCTGTTGGCGGATGGGTAGAGCAGCCATCGACATTTAAGTTTAGGGTTGAAGACTGATGGGAGTAAGAGATTATTTTAACAAAAAAACATCCAAAGTAAAGTCAGCAGAAACACAGGACACTGCCTTTAATTTAAGCTCTCCAGAAGTTGAGTCTGTCAGGTTTGTTGAAGAGAAGTCTAAGAAAAATTCTAGGTTCGTGCCTGTTGTTGATTTTGCTTCTGCGTCTAATTTTGCCAGGTATGGACTGGCAGAAGAATATTATAGAAGTTCTTTTCAAAGAATATATCAGCAGTTTCCATACGATGGGACAAGAGAAGAAAGATTGCGATTTGATAATGAGTCGACTCTTTTAGATAAGCATATATTTGACGAAGTATATCCACGAACAAATGGATATGCAATCTTATCTCCTGATGGCTGGGGAACAATGAGTGTAATGACTGGAGGTTATGGATTATCAGACAGTCTAGAGTACATAAGCTTCAAAGGCGGCCCTCATTCGGCATCGTCTGGGGTTACCGGCGCCCCTCTCCGCAAAGCCTTCGGTGAGTCGGAATACAGAACAAGTCCGGGCTCAAATATTTATGATTCTGACATCTACGGTACATCCGATGTCAAACAACAGGGCCGATTGGGAACAAGAACATCAAATTTGTTAGCAGATCTATCCTCTGGTGTCACGATAGAATTTTGGCTAAAGAAAGATCAGTTTGTTACGGGCTCTACGGAAAAGGAGGTTATCTTTGATCTTTGGAATGGTACTGTTTCTGGCACCGACGCCGGCGATTCCGCTGACTACGGCCGCCTGACGCTGGAAATGACAGGCTCTCCTGATGGCACGAATCCTTTTCTACTCACGTTACAGTCTGGCTCTTCGGGGTTTTTTCAGCAATCAATCGCGGCATCATCTGTTACGACAGGTACCATTGCCAACGATGTGTGGAAGCATTATGCGGTATCCGTAGCCTCGGCTTCCGCCGGCGTAGATACAAAATTCTATGTTAATGGGGGCCTAAATAACTCTACCA